TCGGAAAAGGAAATAGAGAAATATTTATGCAAGCGAATGAAAGAAATTGGTTTGCTATGCCTCAAATATTCAAACCCGAATGAAACGGGCTACCCTGACAGGGTAATAGTGTTACCGGCCTCACAATGTATGTGGGTAGAGTTGAAGAGCAAAGGGCGCAAGCCGTCCAAAGTTCAGGAACTACGTATAGCAGAGTTGCAGAAACTAAAGCACGTTGTTTGGGTGATTGATAATAAGCCCTTAGTCGATGAACTGACAGAGGAATTAAAGAAGTGGTTAGCCGACAACGAGGCCGAGTTTGAAAAGTACGAGACAAAAAAAATACAAACCCAAAATTAGAGTTATGATTTTCAGACCTTACGAATATCAGCAAACGGCGATTAAGTGGATTTTGAAGAATCCGCGTTGCGGCCTATTCCTTGATATGGGTTTGGGTAAGACGGTTAGCACCCTAACCGCTATTCAGGAACTTATAGACGATTGCGAGATTAGCCGTACCTTAGTCGTAGCACCGAAGAAAGTAGCCGAAACCACATGGACTACAGAGGCCGAGAAATGGGAACACCTGAAAGGCTTAACGGTTGCAAAGGTGATGGGTACTAAGAAACAACGTAAGATGGCGTTGGCATCCAAGGCAGACGTTTACGTAATTGGCCGTGATAGTTTCGTTTGGTTGGTTGGCCTCTACGGTGGTAATCTACCCTTTGACGTTTTGGTTATAGACGAACTTACGAGTTTCAAAAGCAGTAAGTCGAATCGCTTTAAGGCTATGCGCATGGCCACGCCTACCGTTAGCCGCGTTATCGGACTGACAGGTACGCCAGCACCTAACGGCCTGATAGACCTTTGGGCGCAGATGTATTGTTTGGATATGGGCGAGCGTTTGGGTAAGTCAGTAACTAAGTACCGGGAAACCTACTTTGATACCTATAACCGCAACGGCATTACCCTACGTTGCGACATTAAGAAAGGTTGCGACGATATTATACGGCGTAAGATTGCCGATATATGTTTGTCGATGCAGGCCAAAGACTATCTGCAATTACCCGACCTGTTAGTGCATACTATCCGGGTGCAGCTTTCGCCGTCTGTTATGACAGCGTACACGAAGTTTGAACGGGAAAAGGTTTTGGAGTTTCAAGACGAACACGCCGGAGAATCCGCAAACATTTTAGCCAACAGCGCAGCGGGCTTAATGAATAAGTTAAGTCAGTTTGCCAACGGTGCAATATACGACGAAGATAGAAACGTGCATGAAGTACACGACGAAAAGTTAGACAGGTTAGCCGAGATAATAGAAGCGGCCAACGGTAACAGCGTATTGGTTTTCTATCAGTTCAAACACGACGTAGACCGCATCGTTAAGAAACTGAAAGGCTATACCGTAAAAGTCTATAAAGACGAATCGGAGTTAAAGGAATGGAACGCGGGAAAGATTGACGTACTATTAGCGCACCCGGCATCTACGGCCTTTGGCCTGAATATGCAAGCCGGTGGCCACTATATAGTTTGGTATGGCACAGGTTGGAACTTAGAGTTATTCCAACAGGCCAACGCCCGCCTACACCGTCAGGGCCAGCAGTACCCGGTACAAGTCTACAAGTTGGTTTGCGCCAATACCGTAGACGAAAGAGCCGTAGCCGCTTTGGAGAATAAGAAAGGCGTACAACAAAGTTTGTTGGATAGCCTTAACTACCTGATAAGAAAGCATAGTGCAGCAGTTAAGTAACAACTAAACAATATACGACGATGGCGAAAGATAAAGACTACATTAGCATGATACACAAAAACAGGTGGCTACGATTGCGTAAGGCCAAACTTACGAGTGACCCGCTTTGCGAGAGGTGCAAGGAAAACGGCATAACCAAAGAGGCTACCGAAGTACACCACGTAACGCCCGTAGAAGATGGATTGACACAGCGGGAGAAAGAAACGCTTATGTACGATATTCACAATTTGCGGAGTTTGTGCCACGATTGCCACGTACTTACTCATACTGAAATGGGCCGTAGTGGTAAGGCACACGCGAAACGCCGGGCATCCGAGCAGATGGCGCGTTTTTGTAAAAAATTTCTCATTTGTTTAATATTGTTAAAAATGTTAAAGGGGGCGGTCATTTTTTAACACTCCCTACCCCGGTTGAACCTCGCCCATCCCTTTCTCCGTGCGTGAGTGGTTTTTTGGGGCTGTGGGGGTAAGCCGGTTTTAGTTAGTACGATTTTGAATTATGGAAAAAAGACGTAGAAAAAGCAAGGCCGACGTTTCGGTTATGGCCGTTGAAGAAATACAACTGCAAAGCCTGGACTTTGGCGACGTTGGGTTAGAGTTGAAAGACCTTAACCTAAATTTCTTTGATGTGAACGGGAAACAAAAGTATTCAGAGGAAACCCGCTACCTGAAACCGAAAGTGTACGTTAAGCCTAAAGGGTTTTACGCCTACGAAAACGCGGTCAAACTTGCCCGTGAATTGCGGTTAGACTTTGGAGAGCGTGCCGACGTAGTGGTTAATGGCAGTTTCATTTTTGGCGACTTTATAGAAGCCTATTTGATAGCACAGAAAGCCGTCTGCAAACGTATGATAGTATCTACGCTTTCGCTATCAGAAAACAACGTCGATAGTTTTCATAACCTGATGGCTAAAGGTTGGATAGAGCGGTTAGACTTAGTGATTAGCCACTATTTCTATAGCCACGAAAGATACAAGTTAATACCCTACGTCTACAAGCGTTTGGATATAGACGATAAATTTCAAATGGCCGTCGCTTTCGCTCATACCAAGGTGATAGCCTTTGAGACACGCGGAGGCCGTAAGATAGTAATACACGGTAGCGCGAATTTGCGCAGCAGCGGTAACGTGGAGGCTTTCACCATCGAAGAAAACCCGGAGTTATACGATTTCTACGTAGGCATCTACGACGGTATAATAGAGCGGTATGCCACCGTTAATAAAGTTTCTAATCGCCGGGAACTTTGGCAGGAGATAGGAGGCGAAAAGCCTAACAAAAAAAAATCCGTAAACGCTATGAGCAACCAAGCAGGAAACGGACACACCGGCAGCGGTGGGAGTGGCGGCAGCGCAGCGTCAAATCGTTACGACGATATGCCGTTTGCCGCGCCGTCAGGTGGAGGCGCAGACGTGCCGTTTTAATCCGGGGAGCGGGCCTAATACGCCCGCACCCTTAATAGTTGAATAAGTAGCAAAATATAATTGATATGGCGAAACGTAAGATGAGCCCTAATAGTTTGGCAAATTTGGAAAAGCGCAAGCCTTTTCAGAAAGGCCAGATTACCAACCCGAAAGGCAGACCCCGAAACCGCGTACCTGAATACCGGGAAAAACTTATGGGGCCTGATAAGGCCAAGGCGTTTCAGGGTATTAGCCGCGATGAATATTTTTCGTGGTACGAAACCCTGTTAGCCCTTAATATTGACGAACTGAAAGACTTAGAGAGCAACGCCGAAGTACCGGTGTTTGTAAAGACCTACGCCCGCGCAATGGTAGCCGATATGAACGCCGGGCGTACTACGACGGTGGATAAGATTGTAGACCGCATAAATAACCGTTCAGAGCAAAACAGGGCCAAGGAAAGCGGCAGCGTAGATTTGGCCTACGACAGCGGAACGGCAGAGGCTACGGCGGCTATACAGAAGCGTATCGGGTACAAAAAGCAGTATATTGTTAAGTTGCTCAAAAAGCAAGGCAAATACACGTCTGAAATGGCTTTGCAAGCCACCATTACGGCGCAACTCATGGTAAGGACTGAAATACTTGCAGAGGAAATTTTTAGTTGTGGCCACAAAGCCGTAAACGTAGAGATTTCCCGCGAGGGTAACAACCGCGAGAGTATCAGCCCCAAGGAAAAACTATACTTAGACCTGACAACGCAGACACAAAAGGCGTTGAGGGCTTTAGGTATGAATACCGATAGCAAAGACCGTAAGCCAACGGAAAGCGACGGCCTTACTAAACTCATGGAAGAATTTTCTAACGATAACGACGATTAAGTATGAAGAAAATATATATCAGCGGCCCGATTAGCGGATTAGACCGCAGCGAGTATTTGGCACGGTTTGCCAAGGCCGAAAGCCTGTTGGCCGATAACGGCTACCGGGTAGTGAATCCCTGTAAGTTTTTGGTTTGCCGTTGGCAATGGCTCTACAGGTTGGTAGGTTACAACGTCGCATTATGCTACGACCTTTGGCAGCTTTCCCGTTGCGATTACATCTACCTTTTGCCCGGTTGGAAAGACAGCAAAGGCGCAACTATCGAAAGTTTCTTTGCATGGCATATTGGCGTTTACCGCCTGACTGAAAAGGAGCGTAAGCCGGTAGATCTGAAAATGGCAAATAGTGGATAGCCCGGCGCGAAAAGGGCGAAGTACCCGCGCCTACCCACGTACTGACACCTGAAAGAAAATAAGATTATGACACAGGAAGAGAAAGCCAAGAAAAGGCAATTAAAAGACGAAGTAGCCGCCGAGTTACAGGCTAACCGCGACAATTACCTTACCCGCTATAGTTATGCGCTTACAGAGACCGACAAGCGTATGACAGACTACGTTTTGAGCGTTATAGATAATCCCGACGGCCATAACCTCTACGAGTTATTGAAGATACGCCGGTTTTTCCAAATGCTCGATAAGTGGGTTTGGAAGCCCAAGCGCGTAAAGAAGAAAATCAGGCTTTACGAGAAATTGAAGTTTAGCGGAACGTCCGGGCGTAGGCGTTACAAACTAACGCCGGTGCAAGTCTTTCAGATGGCTAATATTTTCGGCTTTGCCCGTCCTGATGGCCGTAGGCTTATCCGTATCGTCTACATATTCGTACCGCGAAAGTTCAGTAAAACGACCTTTGCGGCGTTTTTGGCCGTTGACGATATGCTGTTTGGTGACTATAACGCAGAAGCCTACGTAGGGGCCAACTCTTACGACCAGGCGAAAAAATGCTTTAACGAAGTCAGGCATATAATGTTTGACTTAGACCCGCGCCAAAGGCATTTCAGAATTAACCGTGAAACGGTGACGTTCAGAGACCGGGGCCGGGAGAGTTTAGCACAGTGCCTTACGTCCAACGCGCAGACCAAAGACGGCCTGTTTGCATCGTTGGCCATTATAGATGAATATTCACAGGCGAGAGACACGGCCAACAAGTCAGGCGCAGACCTAAAGAATACGCTTACGTCCTCTATGGGGCCGCGTCGTAACCCGCTAACGGTTATCATTACGACGGCCAGCGACGTAATAGAGGGGCCGTGCTACAATGAATTGGAGGGCGTTAAGAAGATATTGGAGGGCGAGGGCGAAAACGACTATATGTTTGCCGATTTGTTTATGCCCGACGTAGACGATGAAGAGGGCGACCCGGCCACATGGTCAAAGGTGCAGCCCCATTTGGGTATTACGGTGCAAGATGATTACTACGAAATAGAATGGAAGAACGCCCAACTATCAGCCGAAAATATGTTGGTTTTCCGTACCAAGTTGCTTAACATATTTACCATTAACGAGGTTAAAACGTGGTTTGGCTTTGAAGATGCTAACGACCTGTTGGGCGACTTTGATATAGACCATGTAACCGGGCATCCTGATTGCGCCGTAGCCTTTGACCTATCCGTGCATGATGATTTCAGCGCAGTATCTTATACCGTCTATTCCAAGGAAACAAAGCGTTTCTATTGCCACACAGACTACTATTTTCCCATTGGCGCGTTAAAGGGGCATCCCAACGAGCAACTATACCGTATTTGGCACGAAGCGGGCCACCTGATATTTACCAAGGGAAAGCGCATAGACGTTAGACGTATTGCCGACGATATTATACGGCGTACTAAGTTGGTTAAGATTATCCGCATAGGCTACGACGGGTATAAGGCAAAGGACTTAGTTAATATCCTATCTACCGCCGGAGCGTCCGGGGTGCTGATACCTTACGGCCAGACTTACGGCAATTTCAATCTACCCGTAGAATCGTTTGAAATGTTAGCCTACGCAGAACCGGCGCAAATAGTCTTTAACAACAATCCTATTAACGTCTATTGCCTGACTAATTGCGTTATAGACGAAGATAGGTTGGAAAACAAAAAGCCTTTGAAGATTTCGCAGTAAACTCAAAATTTCACCACGTTGCGCCAAGGTGTACCACGATGCACCTTAGCCGATTTTGAACGCCCATAAAATAGGTGTATCTTTGCCGAAAAGATATATCTATTTTTATGGCTAAATGGTGGGATATTTCCCGTATTTGGAAACAACGCGATGAAGTGGTAGAGCAACAGGCCGCACCCGCGCCGCAAGCCAAAACCACGCAACGTACAACCCCGCGCACAGGTGCAGGGCTGCAATTTTTCTACGCCTCTACTGACACCGCGACAGCCGTAGCCACCGTTTACCGTTGTGTGCAGTTGCTTAGTGATAGCGTAGCCGGTTTGCATTTGCAGTACATGAAGTTAAAGGGCGACCGCTACCAAGAGGACAAAAACAACGACCTACATTATTTACTTACCGTACAGCCTCAACCCGAAATGTCAATTTTCGACTTTTGGAGTATGGCCGTTAAGATGATGCTTTTAGACGGTAACGCCTACATCTACCCGCGCAAAGTCAGGGGAGAGATTACCGACTTAGTGCTTTGCGGGCGCAACACGGTAGGCCACGACGCTTTGAATGGCACGTACACCATTTGCGACGCATATAACGGCGTTTACGGTACGTTTAAGGAATCCGAAGTTATACACCTGTATTTACATTCGTCAGATGGGCGTACAGGCGAGAGCGTACTAAGCCACGCCCGCAATACTCTTACTATTGCACAGGCGGGCGACGTTGAGACGGCAAACCGCTTTATCAATGGCGGTAACGTCCGGGGTATTGTCAGCAACGACAAATCGGTAGTAGGCTTTGGCGAGTATGCAGATGAAGAGTTGGAAAAGACAGCCGCCAACTTAGACGAAAGGTTTATGAACGGTGAGCATATCGTAAGTTTGCCCGGTCAGTCCGACTTTAAGCAAATTTCGCTTTCCTCTACCGATATGCAGTTTTTGGAAACCCGTAAGTTTACCGTCCGGGAACTTTGCCGTTTCTTTGGCGTACACCCGTCGTTTGTGTTTGACGATACGAGCAATAACTACAAATCGGCTGAAATGGCCAATATAACGTATTTGTCGTTTTCGTTAGACCCTATCCTGAAACGTATTGAGGCCGAGTTTACACGCAAACTTATACCGCAGTCGCTTTGCTGCAAACGTATTTTCAAGTTTGACCGTAAAGGCATCTACAGCCTTGATTTGCTTTCGTTGGCGAAGTACCAGACAATGACCATTGCAAGCGGCATCTACACCGTAAACGATTGGCGACACATAGAGAATCAGCCCGCAGTCGAGGGCGGCGATATTACGTTAGTATCTGCAAATCTTATACCGTTGAACGGCGACAAGTTCAAGCCCGGAGGCGGTACAACGAATATAGAAGAAACAAAACCAAGCGAAGAAGATGACGAAGATTAACAAAAGGAGTATCGGATTTGACGTTAGGCTACAAATCCGGGAAGCCGCCGAGGGCGGCGAGAGCCGTATAATTGAGGGCTACGCGCTTAAATTCGGTGTGCGCAGCCGTCTTTTGTGCGATTGGTGGGAAAACTACTACGAGGTATTAGAACCCGGTTGTATTACCCGTGAGACGTTGGACGCTTGCGACATCATGCTTACGATGTTCCACGACCGCCAACTTATCTTAGGCCGTAGTAAGATGGGCGTTGGCACGTTGCACTACGAAATCGACGAAATAGGTGTTAAGTTTTGGTGTGAAGTACCCAAGACAGCCGACGGCGATAAGGCGTTGGAATTGATTTCACGCGGCGACATTTCGGGATGCTCGTTTATCTACTCTACCGATGAACGGGATAGCGAGAACGCCGTTAGTTACGAGTTGTCAGGCGAAAAGACAGAGGACGGCGACGATATTCTGTTGCGCCACGTTAAGCGTATTGATAAGGTGTACGACTTTACGATTACACCAAAGCCCGCTTACGAGCAGACAACGGTAAGTAAGCGCGAAGTCGAGGAAGCCGGTGTAGTATTCGACAAACCGAAAACTACGACGGTTGAGCAGCCCAAGACAATAGACCTTGCAAAAAAACGCGAGGCTATCCGGGTATTGAAAGAGAGAATAAACCGCACCGTTTAGGCGGCGCATATTGTTTAATTTAACCAAGGCAAAAAAGTTATGAGTAAGCCAAAGTTCAATTTCCGCGAAGCCTACGAGCGGATTAGTCAAATCAAAGGCCGCCTTAACGAGATGGCGGAGAATCTCGAAAGTGATAAGGAGCGCGAGGCATACACCGAGGCCGAGCAGGGCGAAATTAAGCAGCTTTCCCGCGAGTTGGATATTCTCGAAATGAAGATTAAGGCCAACACCCCGACTATCGAGGTAATGCGCGAGGAAGATATACCCTACGCAAACGCCAAGGTACGCGAGTGCTTAGACAAGGGCCAGCGTTTCGAGTTGAAGATTAGCCGCGCCGTAGCACAGTCTTTCGGTGGCAACACCTCTACTTACGCCAGCGGCCTTGCAGGTACGAACCCCGCCGGGCTGACTACGCACGACATCGTAGAGCCACTTTATAACAAGACTATTCTTTCGGCCATTGGCGCACCGTTGCTTACCGGCCTGAAAGGTAATCACCAGTGGCCTATCGTTGAGGCTTTCCACGCCACAATTAACGATGAGGGCGCAGAGTTGGGCGACACCAAGATACCTATTAACAAACTCATTGCGAAGCCGGAGCGTTTGGGTATCGCCGTGCCTATCACCCGCGAGGCCCTGAATGAGACCGACAACCTTGTGCAGTTGGTGGCCACGCAGTATATGCCGGTAGCCATTGCCGAACTGATGAACAAGATTATGTTCAGTCAGACCAAGGTAAACGGTTCTACCGACCTTGTAGGCCCGTTCATTCCCGCCAATATGGTGGCTAAGAACAAAAAGACCTACACCGGCGCAACTCCTACCCTGATGGAACTTGTAGGCGTTAAGTCTGCTATCCTTTCGCACAACATCAAGGGCGAGGGCCTTTGCTACGTTATGAGCGACGTAACTAAGGGCAATTTGGAGGCTACCCCGAAGTGGCAGGGCGCAAACTCTGCTATCGTTGACGAAAACGGTAAGATTAACGGTGTACCCGTATTCACCACCAACGAAGTACCCGACGGCCAGATTTTCGTCGGCGCGTTTAAGTACGCACCGCAGGGCCTGTTTGGTGACATGGTGTTTATCGTAGACCCCTACAGCCAGGCACGAAAGAACGCTATCGACTTTGTGCTTAACGTGGACTACGCTATTAGCGTATTGCGTCAGGAGGCTTTCGCCGTTCTTTCGCAGATTGGCGTTTTCCTTGATAAGTCCGAGTTGACTTTGACCGTTGGCGACACCTACGACCTGACGGCTACCGTATTCCCCGTAGGCACAGCCGTTACGTGGGCAAGTAGCGCAACCGCAAAGGCCACCGTCGCAAATGGTAAGGTAACAGCCGTTGCAGCCGGTACGTCTAACGTAACCGCATCGTTCACGTTTGGCGGTCAGACCTACACCGCAACTTGCGCCGTGACCGTTCAGGCCGCAGGCTAAACGGATTGTGTAACTAATCAGGAGTGCTTTAAGTTATGGCTAATGTAGTGAGTTTGGAACTCTTTAAGAAGCAGTGCAACGCCGACGAGTTTACGGCAGACGATACGCTTTTGCAGCAGTATTTGGATGCAGCAGAAAAGCACGTTATCCGCTATACCCGTCGAACCCGTGAGGAATTGGCCGAAATGGACGAATCCGGGAATTTCCCCGACGAACTGAAACAGGCCGTCTTACTCATTGGCGCACATTGGTATAACCAGCGTGAGAGCGACGCACAAGTGCAGTACCATAGTGTTCCAAACGCACTATTAGCCTTAATGAAACCCTTTAGAAAGTTGGCAAGATGATAGCCGGACGGATGAAATACAAACTTACGCTGTTAGAGCCTACGCAGACCACTAACGACTTTGGCGAAGAGGTTACGACCTATACCGACACCGTAACCGTACACGCCGAGCGCGTAAAGCATACGGGCAACCGTAGCGAAGAGGTAGGCGAGCATTTCCCGGATTATCGCGTTTCGTGGAATATCCGCGACGCGCACACGGTAGCCGAGAATTGGCGCGTACAGCAGTTGGGCGGGTATCTCTATACCGTTGTAGCCATTGAGCCGAATATTGATAGAGGCTATAAGACCCTGATATGTGAGAGAGTAAACGAGTAACAACCTCAAAAACAAAAAAGGTATGAAATCCAAAATTATTTTATCAGCGTTGGCACTAATCTTTAGTGTATCGCTTTGCGCGTTTGCCGGTGGAACGGTAGAGCAGCCGCCTACCTACGGCGACGTAGTAGTAACCGAAAAGGCCCAGCAGCCTATTTTCGACGTACCCGGTGAGTACATGATTACCACCTACGACGTAGTACAGGGCGTAGATTTTGTTATGCCTGTTAATCAGGTAACACTACGCACCGACTTTGTAGCCGATACGTACAACCTTACGTTATCAGGCTTTGCCGATGCTTGCAAAGATGTAATGACTTTCGCACAGGCGCACCAACGATTTAGACAGGCTAACACCTACTTATTTCCTGACAATCGAAGATGCTACCTACGACTATCCGACCAAGCCAAAAGTACCGATAATCAGATGTACGCGCCCGGCAAGTGGAAACGATGGGTTATGGCACAGCGAAAGTAACAACGAATAAACCGCACAGCGTATGCAACCAAATCAGTACGACGGTAAAGAGTGGCAGGAGTTGACCAAGGAATTAAACCCAAGGCAACTACGTAACGCCCTGAAACGCTCATACCGCGCCGAAGCAAAAAAGGCGTTAGGTATAGCCCGCCGACATCTACACGCAAGTAAGCTGCAAGTACAGGGAAACAAGCGCGATTGGGATAAGGGCATACGTAGCCACATTTACAGCCGGGGCGGTGGCTTTATGATTACCGTCAAGGCCCACCGGGCAAACCTGAAAGGGGAGGGCGAAAAGTCGATGCACGAAAACCGCAAGGGCTTTAAGAAACCCGTACTTATGTGGGCTGAAGAGGGTACAAAACCACGTCAGAGAGGCGGTAAGAAAATACGTATAAAGCACGGTATCTATGGCACACACCGAAGCGGCAAAACGCAATATTGGACGGAAACCATACGTAAGGATGGAATACCGACCGGCCAAATGAGTGCTTACGGATTTCTTGATAAGGCAACACCCGAAATGTTCCAAACCGTCGAAAGTGATTTGACCGTAGAAGTTGGCGCAGCAGTTGAGAAAGTGGCTAAGAAATGCGGATTTATCTAATAACAAAGAATCATGGCAAAGACATCATTAAGCGCAGGGGCAGTTATACGCGGTATTCTGATAGCAGACACCGACGTTATGCGAATAGCAAAAAAGGTTTTTCCGGTTGTTACCGATAAAGCCGAATTGCCTTACGTCGCCTACCGACGTTCACGCCTGGAGCATAACCCTACCAAGGCTAAGAACCCCGGGGCGGACACGGTGCAGATTGATATAAATTGCTATGCCGCCACTTACGAAAAGAGCATAGAGTTAGCCGAGGCGGTACGCGCCGCTTTGGACTACGTGCAGGGTGAGAAAGACGGTTTGGTAATGCGCAGTTGCACTTTGGTAGATGGCGAAGAAATCTACGAAGATGATGCCTACGTACAATGTCTAACTTTTCAAGTACAAATTTAATAAACAATTAGAATTATGGCAGTACCAAGTTCAGGCTACATTAACGGTAGCGACATTCTGTTGAGCGTTGGCGGCAAGGCTATTGGCCATTGCACTACCCACACGATTACTTTCAACAGCGAGACCAAGGACAGAGCCGTAAAGCCCGCCGCAGACCAAGGCTATTCAGCCGGTTTGTGGAAAGGCAAGGGCGTTACCGGCCTTAGTATCTCAATTAGTGCCGAGGGCTTGCGTTACTACGGCGAAGCAGAAAACGGCTATGCCGAGTTGTCCGCTTTGTGGGGCGCAGGTGCTTCTATTCAGGTTAAGGCTTTCCAACGTGAGGGCGACGCTAACCCCTACGTGCAGGGTAACTTTGTTATCACCTCTTTAGAGGAAACAAGCCCCGCACAGGACGATGCAACTTTCTCTATCAGTCTGGAGAGCGACGGCGAGCCTACCACCTACCCCGGTAAGGCAAGCGGCGGTAACGAATAATTCCTACAATCATGGCGAAAGTAGAAATTACTATCAATGGCGTAGCGTACCCCTGTAGGCAGACTATGGGGGCTATGCTACGTTTCAAACAGGAAACCGGCAAGGAGATTACGGAACTTGACCCAAGCAATTTCACCGAACTTTGCACATTCTTTTGGTGTTGTGTTAAGTCAGCATCTAAGGCCGACGGCATAGAATTTAATATGTCGCTTTTGGACTTTGCCGATAACATTACGCCCGAAATCGCTACGGCATGGGCCGAGGCGAGCCAAGAACCGGCAGACGGTGAGAGTACAGAAAACAGCGAGACACCCGAAGAAAAAAAAACTTAGGGATTTATGACTACTTAGGCTTTGCGTTGGGCTGCATACACCTATCGTTTGACGATTTTTGCAGGTGTACCCCAAAGGAATTTGCGAGTATCAGCAAGGCGTATCACGACCAACGCGAAGCCGATTATAAAGACGGATGGGAACGCGCAAGGGCTATAATTGTTGCTACCTTACGGCCACACTTGAAAGGACGGCCAACAGCGCAAAAAGTCTATCCGCTACCGTGGGATAAAAAAGCGCAAGCCCCACGAAAAAAGCCGAAGCCACTAACGGCAGAGGAAAGCAAAAAGAGATTTGAAGCGTTAATTGAAAGACTAAAAGATGAATAGATAAAATGGCTAAAGATGTAAAATTTAACATCAAACTTAGCGTTGACGGCAAAGATGTTGTCGTGCAAGCCTCTACCAACGTGCAGAATTTGGCCGACAAATTAGGCATAGTGCATGATAGGGTAACGGCAGCAGACAAAGCGTTTATTAAGTGGAGCCAGAGCGTTATAGCCATTCAGTCTATACAGCAGTCACTAACGCAACTTAGCGGCGCAATGCAGACACTTACGGGCGATAGTTTCGCCTATAGTAAGGCTATGCGAGCCGCTAACACGATGGCGGGCAAGGATGCAGCAGGATTTGAGGCCCTGACAGATGATGTTACAGAGTTGGCCAAGCAGATACCTATAGCCCGCGACGAATTGGCTAACGGCTTGTATATGGTTATATCCAATGGCGTACCCGAAGATAATTGGATTAACTATTTGGAAAAGTCCGCTAAAGCGTCAGTTGGCGGTTTGGCCGACTTGCAGAAAGTCGTAACCGTTACGTCTACCATTATCAAGAACTACGGTTTAGAATGGGAAGCCGCCGGGGAAATTCAAGATAAAATACAGCTTACCGCAAAAAACGGTGTTACGTCGTTTGAGCAGTTGGCCGACGCCTTGCCAAGTGTTGCAGGTAGTGCCGCCCAATTAGGCATTACCATTGAAGAACTGATGGCGATATTTGCCACCTGTACGGGTGTAACCGGCAATACCGCCGAAGTATCTACGCAGTTGGGCGCAGTCCTGAAAGCCCTTATTAAGCCCAGTACAGAGGCAGCAAAAGCCGCCGAGCAAATGGGCATTAAGTTTGATGCGGCAGCCATTAAGGAGGCCGGGGGATTAGACAATTTCCTGAAATCCTTAGATAAGGCTATTAACGAATACAGCGCACGGACAGGCGAACTTAGCGAAACGATTTACGGTACTTTGTTTGGTAGTGCAAGAGCCTTACGCCTGTTGACCTCATTAACCGGGGAGCAAGCCGATAAGTTTACGCAGAATATCGGCGAAATGACCAATAGTGCCGGAACGATGGACGGTGCTTTTGAGCAAATGAGTAGTACCGGCGCAGCCAAATTAAAGATGCTTGAAAACCAATTAGGCAAATACCGTGATATGGTTGCAAGCGTCTTTGGTAACGTAATGCCGATAATTAACTTTACGGCTACGTTGGGTTTGGTTGCAATGACCTTTGAGAGTTTGCGCAAATCCGCTGTTATGTTGTGGGCGGGTATGGGTAGACTAACCCAGGCGACCGCAGCGGGCAGGGCTGTTAAGTTGCTTTGGACGGCTACGGCGGTACGCATGAACGCCGTTACGCAGGTAATGGCCGCAAGTTTCAAGGGCGCAGCCGTAAGCGCACGGACGCTTAGACTTGCAATAGAGGGCTTACTAATCGTTGGCGGTATTACGGCGGCATGGGTAGTGCTTACGGAGGTATTGACGTTGTTTAACGATAAATCCGAAGAGGCTGCAAAGTCAAGTCAGGAACTACAGGAAGCCGAGGAAGCGTTTACGCGAACTTTGGCAGATAGTAAGATGGCTATCGAGGCCGATATTAAGAAGTTGCAGCAGCTTATCGACACCAAGGCCGACACTACGGCAGCGGTTAAGACCCTTAACGAAAAGTACGGTGAGTTATTGGGTACTTATTCGACCGGGGCCGAGTGGCTGACTACCTTAAAAGATAAGTCTGATGAATATTGCCAACAACTTGCAATAGAGGCAAAAACCGACACAATTAGGCGTAAGATTTTCGAGAAAAACGCCGAGTTGATGATGATTGCCGAAAAGAAACGCCGTTTAGAGGAATCAGGCGAACACCGTACACGGGTATCAAAGACCGTAGGAACAACGAGCGCAGGCACGGCGGTTACTTATGACTATGAAGATTATACGAGCGAGTATAAAGCCCTGATGCAGCAGGAAACCGAACTAATGGGAGGCGTTGCAGAGTTACAAAAGGAATTTGATATAGCCAATACCGCCGCAGAGAAACACCGCAAGCAGATGAAGAAAACCGGCGAAGAGGCGGGAGGTGCTGCAAACGGCGTTAATTATCTTACTATGTCCTACGCCGCTTTAGGAGAGGCTATAGAAAAACAAAAGAATAAGGTTAGCGCACTTGCAGGTATAACCGGCAAGGAATCGGAGGCCAAAACCGAGGCTAAGAAATTGCGCGAAATGGAAGCCCGCTACAAGGCTTTGGGTAAAAAGTATGGTTTAGATAAGTCAGGCAACAGCGGAAAGCGGACTATCGTAGCCGACCCAAAGACACTTGAAGAGTTGCGGACAAATATAGACCTGACTAAAAAGAAACTGACAGACGCGGACACAGCCGAACAAAGGCAGTTGCGCGAACAAATAAAGTTGTGGCAGAAAAAGGCCAACGCTATAGAACTTTCGCAGAAGAAAGCCGCTATGCCTGTTGGGGCCATTGACGAAGCGGGCAAGGTAGATACTACCAAGATACAGACCGAAACGGACGTAAAGACCGTTATCGAGTATCTTAACGCCCTGAAACAAGTAGCCACCACGAAAAAGGAACTTTCCGACATTGACGCACAGATAGCCACCGTAGAGTTACGACAGGCTGAATTACAGAGACCCGACGCGGGCGTATTGAAATCGTTGTTAGGGAACACTAACGACGAAACAATCAGGGTAAACGTAGAGCAGGGCGACGTTAATTTGCCGGAGATACCGACTAACGACGAAACAATCAGGGTGAACGTAGAGCAGGGGAGCGTCGATTTGTCGCCGCTTGAAACGCTACAGGCCATTGATAAGGAATTGGAATACCAACGCGCTTTGCGTAAGACGGTAGCCGCCGAGCAACAGGGCCAAATAGACGATATTATTAACCGGCTTGAAACGCTGAAAAAGCACGCAGAAAACGCGGGTGTTATCCGTATGGATGATAGCGCGTTAAAGACTTATGACCAGTTGGCTATCAAAGTACAATACTACCAAGACCAACTAAAGAACGCTACAGCCGCAAGCCGCCCGGAGTTACTACGTCATATTGCCGACCTTGAAAAGATACGTCAGCAATGGGAGTTAGCCGACAAAGCCGCAACCGTAGAAACCGACGTTAGGAAAGTTAGCACCCTGAAAGAGATAACCGACGCGATTTCATTCTTACAGGAAAAGCAAAAGACGGCAACCGCCCAAGAAATACAGGGCATACAGCAGACTATCGCGGCGTTAGAAAGAAAAAAGAAGTCTTTGCAGATGGGTATAGATATACCCGATATGCAACGCGAGATAGCCGAGGTAAACGCACTTAGCGGGCGTGATTACAAGGTAAGAATTAAGGGCTTTGGCTTTGAGGAACTTACTAAGAAAATCCGCGATTTGCAAAAGGTTTTGGCCGACACCGAAAACCCGGTTACTGACAGCCAACGCAGAGACATAGAGGGTATGATTGCCGTCTATGAGCAATGGCGTAAGCAGTCTATTTCCGCTTTCGGCGCGTTCAAAGATGGTTGGAACGGGATAAAGGGTATTGGTAGCGGTATCGAGAGCATAAGCAACGCCTTAGAGGGTAACGGTAGCGCATGGCAGACGGTAACGGGTATTATTGACGGCTTTATATCTATTATGGAGGGTATAAACGCCGTAGTCAGTATTATTCAAATGCTTACGGCGGCAACTTCCGTTCACACAGGTACACAAATTGCAAATGCCGCAGCCGCCACAGGGTCAGTTACCGCACAGACAGCAGAGGCCGCAGCACAAGGGGCCGCAGCCCTTGCAGCAATACCGGCTATAGCCGCAAACAAGGCTTTGACGGCAAGTTACATGGAGTTGGCCAGTGCAATGTACTTTGCGGCGCACGCCTACATACCATTTGCGGGGTACGGTATTGCAATGGGCTTTGTCGTGGCGGCAGTGGCGGCGGTACGGGCCATTGGCTTAATGCCGTTTGCAGAGGGTGGCGTTGTTTCAGGCCCCACGATGGCACTTATTGGCGAGTACGCCGGGGCAACCAACAACCCGGAAGTAGTGGCCCCGTTGGATAAGTTGCGCGATATGATAGAGCCGCAAGGTGAGATTTTCGGCAAAGTCCGCTTTGAGTTGGAGGGCCGGAAGTTGGTAGGAGTTATCGAAAGAGAGTACAACCACAAAAAGCGTAGTTAAGTATGGCAAAGGTATTAAGATACATGGGCGAGTTTCTTAGCCGCGCAAACGTGGTTTGGCGCGTTGAGATACTGCAAGAGGGCTACAGCGGCAACGTGGGCGTATTGGACTTTGAGGCCGACGAAGCGTTAGTAATTGATTGGAAACACGCCGACAAAGAAGAGGTGATTTGCGGCAGCGAAGCCACGTTGAAGTTAGAAAGCCCAGGCGATAGAACCTACGAAGATTTATACACTATCGAGGTAGGCCGTATTAGGATGGACGTTTACCGTAACAACGCCCTCTATTGGAGTGGCGCGTTAGACCCGGAGTTTTACGAAGAGCCTTACGAGAAAGCCCGTAAGTACGTCGTTACGCTTACGTTTAGCGACTTTGGTATTTTGGATAGGCTAAAGTACAACTTATCGGATATGCAAACGCTACAATCCATTTTGCTTAATGCTTTGCAGCGTAGCACCATTAACTACGCTTACTTAGATGCTGACACCTATTGCACTACCTATTTCGAGGGTACGAATACCAAGGCGAACCCGGCGGCGTTGGCCGTGCGTAGCGAAAATTTCTTTGATGAAGATGCAGAGCCAAGCACGCTAAAAGAAACGATAGAGGGTATTTTGCAGCCGTTGGCGTTGAAGATGATACAGCGTAACGGTAAAGTCTACGTATTCGATTTGAACGGCTTGCACAGCGCAGCGCGTAGGGCTATAACGTGGGATGGTGACAGCCAGACGATGGGCGTAGATAAGGTAGCAAACAACGTGAAAGTAAACTTTTCGCCCTATTCGTCGGCAGAGTTGCTTAACGGTGAATTGGAATACGGCGGCGAATATTCCGTAGAACAGGTTAATTTGGTAGCCGACCCCGGAGCGTCGTATTACTCTTATTATCCTGACTATAGCGAAGAACATAGGCAGGGTAGTAGTTGGGATTACAACCTAATTAACTTTACTATCTTTATCAGTACGCAGGGTAAGGGCTTACGCTACCTGAATCCCAATGCGAGATATTGCCATATATTGCCATTGGTAGGCGGGCCGTCAGAATGTACCGCGATAGCATGGGCGTTTCATTCAGGAGGACACGGCGGGTTAGATACGGGATGGCCGAAACGCATACTTAACACCGTTACCCAAGAAAGCGGTATGCAGGTGATGCAGACGCACAAAGTATTCTTACCTACGCTAACGTCAGAGGGCCAAAAGTCGTATTATGTACGCCTTACGCTTGAAATGCTGTTGGATGCAAGATACAACCCGTTTACAGAGGGTAACGACGGTAACGAGGGCGGCAATTACGACCGCATGAAAACCCGTACCGGCTACGCCTTTGTGCCTGTTGCTATCAATATGTACGACAGCAACGGTAACGCCGTTTGCCACTATGACAATAGCAGTATAGCCAAGGGAGGCACGAAAGGCCATTTGGCATATTGCAAAGGCAGTTGGGTATCGGGTGCAGGTGGCTTTGGTAGTGCCTATTTGGAATACTACGACCCAAGCGACCTTTGGGAAAGTGCCGGTATATTGGGATGGAAGAAAAACCGCCATTGTATAGGCAGACCGGGTATAGGCAACGTAGACGTAATGATTTACGATAGTTTTAAGCAGATGGCCGACGGCCAATATATGCCTTACCCAACGCAGGGCGGTTATTTGGAAGTGACCGTTTACGCCGGGGTGCAATGCTTTGATATGAACGAATATAGGTTAAACGGTTTAATCCCCCGACAAACAGCATGGAACGACCCGAAATATTGGGTAGACGATGGCCGCTATAACCAAGTCCGATGGCTGTTATACAAAGCCCCTAAAGTGGAGTTGGTGAAAAATAACCTGATATTCGATGCAGCCGAGTTAGACGATGTAGAGTATTCGGGCTATATAAACAAGCACGCCAAAGAGGAAATAAGCATAGATACTACGTGCGGTACGGCTAACACGACTTGCCCGACGGCAAAGGGTATCTATTGCCGGGCATCCGATAGTCTGCAAATCCAAAAACTAAAAAGGGCGGGCGTTACAGACCACCCAGAAAAGTTGCTTATCGGTACGCTCTACAGCCAGTTTGCAGCCCGCAAAGCCACGCTATCAGGTGAAGCCGTATTAGACCCCGGCGACCTTTGCGTTTACACCGAAAGGAACCAGGCGGGCAAAGTCTTTATGATGAGCAGCGAACAACAAAACGTAATTATGGACACCGCCGACGCGCTTTATACAGAGTTCAACGCCGACGAATACGACGCAATAGAAGAGGTTAATAGTTAAGGGTATGGATAAACATTATACGTCAGTAGTTACCAACAGGACACCACGCCCGCGTAGTAAAAGACTACGTGAGCAGGGTATTGGTAGCGCAAATAGCGTCGTAGTTTTGAACGCCGACACGGGAGGCAGTAGCGTTACGCCCGGCGACGGCCACACCCACGCCAACAAAGCAGCGTTAGACCAGATTACAACGGACAGCCAAGGTTACGAGTACCTGACTTATCTTAAAGAGGTAGTAGCCACAGACCCCGAAACAGGCGAAGAGGTTACGGCGTATCAGAAAGTAACGGAAAAGGTCAAAGCCGGTTACGCTGATATGGCCCACGACTTAGACCCCGACAGCCCGGTAAGGCAGCAGTTTTTAAGCCGACTTTATAACGACGTTGCAGCCGGTAATATCACATTCCAACAGGCTATACACGTTTTGGGTATCGCTCATTTCGGAGGCGAGGCGCAGTTTGGCACTTTCGTTAAGTCGCTCTACGCCGGTAGTGGTGCAGGTATTGACAACTTAGGTAATGCCGAGTTTGAAAGCGTCAGGGTACGCACATACTTTGAGGCCGTAGAGTTGATTATTAACCGCCTATCGGCTATCGAGGGCGACCAACTACTTACAGAGGCCGACACCATAGAAAGCGTTACCGACATAGGCGATAATTGCTACCGCCTGAAACTGCATAGCAAGTGGGAGGGCTATTTTACCGCACAGGCACAGAACAACGTCTTAAAGGGTATCATTAACAACTTAGGCGCAACGGCTTTAGGCTATACAAGCCCCGGCACTAACGCCGCTATGTACACAAGTTGGATGCGGGTAAACAGCGTAAACCCCGCCAATAATACTATAGAAGTTACGATGTACCCCGACGAAGATACACCCGCCGGGCATAATTTCCCGCCGTGCGAGTTGATGAAGATTGCCCGTTGGGGTAATCAGACAGACACCACGCGCCAAAGCTGCATCTACCTATCGAGTACAGAGGGCCGGATTGTCAAACTAACGGGCGTTACTAAGCCTATTATTGACGCGACAAATTACGGTGCAACCTTTGGAAGCCTACCCGATTTCGTAAGGACGCTAACGGATGATGACGGCAACCTGTTACCTATCCGCGAGGGTTTGGACTATATGTATATTCCCGGTATAGTCACGATGGATATTATACGCCTCAACAAATGGACTATGAAGCCTATTTGCGAGTACGTAGACCGGGGAGAATGGCAACCCGACGGCCTGTATTACTTTGAGGCCCTAAACCCTGATACGGGTATTTACGAGATTTCCGACGTATGGTATTGCGGTTGCAAGTGGCGTTGTTGTCACAACCTGACTACGACGGCCCCACGTTGGAACAATACCCATTGGGCTATGTTGGAGGGCAACCCCGGCTTTACGGTGGAGTTTAACGATACGGACGTGCTTTTCGACCCTGACCGTTTCGACCTGACTTTGCAGATTATAGCCAAAATCTATAATCAGGACGTGACCGCCGACATATTGGCCCAAGATGTAGTTTGGACGCGCTACAGCGAGGACGCAAACGGCGTAGAGCGAGTGGCAAGCGATAACGCATGGGCTATACGTAGGGGCAACGCGGGCAAGTCTATACACCTGACAGCCGAGGACATAGATTTTAACGGCTACGTGCCTAAAGTGGTACGCTTTACGGCCACCGTGACACTACGCGACGGTATGAACAACGCCGCCGCGCAGGACAGCGCAGTATTTGAGTATTAACAATAAAACGACAAAGGCAATGAAGATTAAAAGATTTGATTTCAATTTTCGACCGCTGCAAGTAGACATAAGTTTTACTACGTCGGGAAGCATACCCAACAGGCAGAACTACGACGCGGCAACGGGAGAGTACACGCCCGATTTTACGCTTACGCCGCTTATTATCCAACCCGAAGTTAGCGTAATAGACAAAGACGAAGTGCTGCAAGCCGGGCGCGTAAACCAAAGTTTGACTAATATAGCATGGTACGAGATTGACAACGGTACGCGCACCCTGATTGCAGCCGCTAACGAAAACTACGAAATGACTACGAGCGGCAGCAACGCCGGGCGTATCAAGGTAAAGCGCAACGCCGCCGTAAACACCGTGCTTACGTTGGAGTTTAACGCGCAGTACGTAGACCCCCGTACTAATCAGATACACACAATACAAAAAACCTATCCCGTCTATTGCGATAACGCGACGGTTGGTTTTCCTGAATTGTTCTTAGATGCAGCCGACCAAACCCTGTATAACCCGCTTGTGCATGAAGATACGCAGGTAGTGAAAGCGAGCCTGAAATTAGGCGGTAGCGAGGTATTGGCAGCGCGTCGTATCTTTGTATGGGAAAAGTACCGTAGTGATGGCTCATGGTCACAGGTAGGCACGGACGAAACTTTGGACTACGACGTTACCGTAGCAAACGACGGTTTGAGCGTTACCGTAGACCGTAGCAAGATGGGCAGCGAGTTGTACCTACGTTGCAGGGCCAAATACGACGTTTACGGCGACCCGGCAAGCGTTACCCTGACAGACGGTAGCCCCTCAAAGGTTATTTCGTTTATCCGTAGAATCCCAAAGTTTGAGTTTGATATTGCGGGCGTACCTACCAATATCCCCGAAATAGTTTCGATTGCGCCCAACGCCTCAATATGGGATGTAAACGGCCCCATTGACAACCCCGAAAGGGAACTATTGCCGCTTTGGTACGTTGCTACCAACAAGGCATCGGGCAGCTTATCGTACACGCAGGTAGGACACGGCGCAAACCCCGTTTTGCCCACTGAGGCTATGAGCCAGCAATACGGCGCAGTATTCGGCTTAGACGTTAAAGATTGCGGCCCTACGTGCGCTATGGAAGATAGCGACGGCAAGGTATTTACCGACAGCGATGGAAAAATATTATTATTCAAATAACATTAAAACTTTCAGAACATGGCACGTTACATTAAAGCAAATCCAAAAGTAGTTAGTTATCTGCATTTGGAAAACGACAGAAACAAGTTAAAGGATGGCAACTATATTCTTTGGTTGCAAGACATGATGGCCTTTGGCCCGCTACCGCGTTTGGCCGATACCCTACAGCGTATCGGTGCTATTGCGCTTTTGCCCCACGAAGCCCGCGAAGAGCAGTACGGTATAACCACGCGCCCGCTACCTGTAGCCACCGACCCGGAATTTATCATAGAAGAGCCGGAGGCCGAAACCGAAACACCCGCCGGGGAATCAGGCGACGGCAACGGTGAGACAGAGACCCCGACAGGCGGCGAGGGTACAGGCGAGAGCGAGACACCCGCAGAGGAACCAGGCGAGGGTACAAGCGAAACCGAAACGCCCGTAGAGACACCCGCCGAGGAAACGGAAACGCCTACCAACGGCGAGACCGAGACACCGGCCAACGGCGACCAACCCGGAGAGGGCGAAACGGAAACGCCTACCAACGGCGAGACCGAAACCCCCGGAGAGGAAACCGAGGAATCTAACGAGGAAACGGAAAGCATCGACAGCGGCGACGTTGGCGACGTAGAAGATGTGTTGAACCCTAACAATGAGGAGGAATAAACTATGAGTAGCGCGTCAACAACCAGAACTATTAAGTTCATAAGCAAAGCCGGTACGTACATGGCTACTATCATGTGCCCGGACGGCGATTTGTTCCAGTATTGGGACGGCACAGGGGCAGACCAAACCGTTTTCCCCAACTTTGCCACGATGCAACCTAAGTTGAATTTCATTTGCACGTCGAGCCGCGTAGCCGAGGGCATAGCAACTATAGCCTCTATGCGCTACTATTTCGGCGGCACAGAGATTACGTTTAACGCAAGCGGCTATAGTACCGGCCTGTTTGGTGATGGCACGGCCAACGGCAGTTACTTTAAGAAGTACGCCGCCGACGGTAGTACGAATCTGTACCCCGGTTTGCAGATATTGAAGAATATCGCAGCCCTTGCAAGTTACCTACCCGTTACTATCAAGATGGTAGCCACTATCTACTACGGTACACAGGAGGATAGCATTTCAGCCGACTACACTATACCCATTCAGCAAAAGGCGCAGTTTGCCGGTAAGGTTACTATCGTTGCGGGCGATAACAAGAGTTTCGTTATTAGCAGCAAGGGCGACAGTTGTATTTTGCAGGCTAAAGCCTACAGCAACGAGGGCGCGTTATCTGTTGGCCTTACCTACAAGTGGGAGCAGTTCGACCCGACAGCCGCCGGAAACGTGGACGGTTGGAAGTTGTTAGGCAGTTCGGATAACGAGGGCTTTGGCAATTCCGCAACCCTTACCGTAACGGAAAGCATGATAGACACCTACGGCGAGTTCAGGCTAACCGTTAAACGTAACGGCTCATTCTACGGTATGGACGTGCAGGGCGTAGTCGATAAGTCAGACCCTTACGACATTGACCCGCACCCCAGCCCCGAAGATGAAACGATAGACGAAGATACGAGCAGCAGCCGCGACCATGTGACTTATACGCCGGTATTGGTTACGAGAGGCGGCACAGCCGTTTCGCCTAATCCCCTCTACTATTTCTTAGTGAGAGACGCGGCGGGCGTTGTGTTGAATAAGTACAGAGACGGTAACGCCGCCGTAAACGGTAGCGACCCGATGGAACTTTCAACTAACGCGATGGCATCGTACACCGTTACCCGTGAGCAATGCCAAGCCGGAGGCGGTGATATTTCAATAACCATTCAGGCAGCAAGTTAAAAAAATCGTTTAGCACTATGGGAGTAGCAGTAACACGAGTAGTTAAGTTTATCCGCAAAGGTACGGGAATTTCCCGTACCGATGTGGAGTACGCAGATAGTACGAGTAATTCCGTAGCCCCTACGTCGGGATGGACTACAAACGCCCCGGCATGGCAAAACGGGCATTATATTTGGCAGCGGGTAAGGTTTATCTATACCGACGGCACAGACGGCTATAGTAACCCGGTTTGTCTTTCAGGCGGTAAGGGTATTTCCAAGATTGAAGAGTATTATTTGGCTACATCGTCAGCGTCAGGCGTTACTACGTCTACGTCAGGATGGACTAAGGCGATACAAAGTGTTACCGCTGAAAAGAAATATCTTTGGAACTATGAAGTAGTGACCTATACCGACGGCACTACGACTACTACGACACCCGTAATAATAGGCACATACGGCGACAAAGGCGTAGGCATTACGTCTATAACGGAGCATTATTTGGCTACGTCTGCATCGTCAGGCGTTACGCGCTCTACGACGGGATGGACTACGAGTATTCAGACCGTCACCAACACAAAGAAGTACCTTTGGAACTACGAGACCGTCACCTATACCGATGGCAGCACAGCCGACACAGACCCCGTTATTATAGGTGTCTACGGCGATACCGGCGTAGGCATATCAAGTACGACGGCCTACTATCTTATATCGGCTTTGAGGACAGGCGTAACACGCTCTACAAGCGGTTGGGTGGCTAATACTTTTCAAGTTCCAACCGCCGAAAAGCCCTACGCCTGGAGATACGCGAAAGTAGTTTATACAAACGGCGATACCGTCTATACCGACGCGGAATTGATAGCCGTTTGGCAAGCCGGGGCAAATCCTAATTTGCTCGATGATACCGAGTTTAAGAGCATAGAGGATATGAAAGCGTGGGATAAACGCGCCTACTACGCCCCTGTAAGCGGGCAGACAACGCCCGCCGAATCTAACGCGGACTATATTACTACAGGTACACAGGGCGAAAAGTCTTATTATTCTAAGACAAATTACGACAATACCCGGCTTTTATACAAAGAGATTTTGCAGCAACCTATTTGGGAAAACGCGACCGCCGGAATTAAGAAAATAGAACCCTCTACGTGGTACACCTTTTCTTTCTACGCAAAGGGAATTGGTTGCACTACGTATATATATCCGTCATGCGTTGATACGTCGGCAGATTTCTTTATAGACGGTGTTAAGCAAGAAACCGTACCAGGCGACGCGGCAAAGGCATGGACTTTTACAAGCAGTTGGGTAAGACACACCGTTACGTTTAAGACTAAGAGTAGTTTCTATAATTCAAATGCAGGAGAGTACAGCACGCAAAACATACTATTCCGTTTGACCCCGAAAACCTCTACGTCAGCATCTAACTACGTTTATATCTGTATGCCAAAGTTAGAGGTTGGTATGATGGCCACCGCCTATATGCCGAGTAAATCAAACTTAGTAGGTGACAGAGGCCCGGCTTTGAGAGGCCCCCAAGCGTGGAGCGATTGCGCCGTAGGCTATTCGTTCATGCAGGGCGCAGAAAACGAAGCCTACGCCGACGTGGTTTTGTATAACGGTAACTACTATAGTTGTATCAAGAGCCACACAAAGACGGCTAACAACTACCCGAAAAGTTCACTTGATACGACTAACGGTTATTGGAAATTAGGTGAAAAAGTAGATTTAATAGCAACCCGTATTCTGTTAGCGACTTACGCCTTAGTGAAAAACTTAGGCGTTGAGGCTATCGACATGAAAGACAGCGGCGGTAATATCTTATTCCAAGCCAAAGACGGTGTAGTTACCTGTAAGACCGGCACGTTTGAAAACGTATTGGTAAAAGGTGGTTTGCGTAGCCCGTTCACCTATTTAGGAGGCGGCAACACATTCGATAATAACTTTTCGGATAATATCGCCGTCTATAGCGCGTCGCAATCTACCTACGCTTTGCCGTGGACTACTGACCAGTCAGGCCGCAAGGTGGTTATAACTAACTACTATTGGAACGGCAGTTATTCGACGGCATCCGGGTACGCGCAACTAACAGCCCCGACCGGCAAATATTTCTACGAGGACGGCGTACAGAAATCTACTATCAAATTAAGCCGCGAGGCCGTAGAGTTATTGGGCTATGGCGATAGTAGTAATTTCTACGGTTGGATTATACTAAAGCGAATCGACTTAGGCACAGAATCCCGCTACGGCCACCACATGAAGATGTTAGCCGTTGGCACGGTAGTAAACGGCTCAATATCCTATCATACGTTCGACGGTACGACTATGACCGCTTCAAGAACGGAAACGGGTACTTATACGGTCACATGGAATAACGATAAGTGGTTTGCGGATAGCAGCCACGTATTCGCTATGGCTACAGGTGGAAGTAGTAGTAACAACGACGGCCACGTATTCGCGTCAGTAATCAGTAAAACGAAAACATCAATAACCGTAAAAACGGCTGATGACTCAAGTCTAAACGACGGTACTTTCAATTTCTTCATAATGAACTTTAACGATTGGATTTACTTATAAACCAAACAGCGTATGAAAACAAAAGTAATCTTTAACGACACTATCCCGTTTAAGGGATTTATCGCTATGTGTTTGTGGCCGTTTATATTCGTCAGGAATAACGCGGCAAACCACTATAACACGGTGGCAAACAACCACGAACACATACACGCGGAGCAACAAAAGGAAATGCTTTTAGTTGGCATCGTATTAGCCGCTATCGGCTACGTCTTTGTCGGACTTTGGGCGTTGCTCTTTGTGCCTTTGTTCTTTTGGTGGTACGGTATCGAATACCTGTACCGGCTTTGTCAGTACCGCGATACCAAAAAGGCATACCGTAACATTTCGACAGAGCGGGAAGCCTACGCCAACGAAAAGGATTTAATCTACCTTACCAATCGTAGGCGTTTCGCATGGACTAAGTATTTACACATTTAATAACCCCATTAAATTTTAAGTATTATGGCAGTTAAGCAAACAAAAAAATTGAATGACAGCAGCGTAACAGACGTTACGACCGTCAACAGCACAGACCGCATTTTAATGCGTGACAGCAACGGTAAGTTAATCCCCATTTCGCTTGCAAACCTGAAAGCGGCATTGAATGGCGGCGTAGACCAAAACGTACAGATGGACGGCGTTTTCATTATGTACCATCGTAAACAAGACGATTACCCCGTAATGGTAAAGCCCCACAAGTGGCCAAGCCTACAGAGTGGCGGCGAAGTGGCCGACGGCGTAGCCATCGTAGAGGGTGGCAAAATCCTTATCGTTGCGCCTACCGAATCGTCTATGACATGGAGTAGCGCAGCCGTTAGCGGTGGCGGCGTAACCACGTCAGACCGCGTTACGGCTTTGAACGATTGGGCCGGTAAGACCAACACAGCGGCGCAGATTACACACGCCGAATGTAGTAGCAACGCCTACGCCCCCGGATATTGTGCAAACTACAGCCGCGTAAACGCCAACTCTAAGGGCCTGACAGCCGGTAAGTGGTGGCTACCATCTTTGGGCGAAATGATGATGATTTACGCCAACATGACAAAGATTAACTACGCGCTTTCGCTGATTAGTGGTGCAACGCAGTTAGCCGAAGCCGCTTATTGGACTTCTACCGAGTACAGCGCGCCCAACGCCTGGGGTCTGTCCCTCAACAACGGCAGCGCCTACGGCAACTCTAAGGCGTCGTACACGTTTCGAGTTCGGCCCGTCTCAGCATTTATTGCTTAATTCTTACTCTTTAACCTTTAGTTCCCGGCGAAAGCCGGGAACATTACAACGAAATTTTCAAAAATGGCAGACAAACCAATTAAGTTAGTATCTACTACACAACTATACTTAGATTGTAGGGCGTTACTCAATGAGATATTAGACGTTACGCCCAACTTTCCGCGTGACTATAAGTTTACTATCGGCGCAGAAATGCAAAGACTATCTGTTAGCCTGATAGAGTTAGACGCAGCGGCCTACATGGATAAGGCGGGCAGGGTACAAAACTTAATGAGTTTCAAAGCCAAATTCGAGACGCTGAAAACCCTTGTAAGGGTAGCGGGCGAAAGACGTTGGATAAAAGGTTTGGGGCGGCACGCACGTATCATTGAACTGATGGACGCGATAGGCAAGCAAAGTACAGCGTGGAAAAACTCACTTATGAAAGGGAGTAAGCCGGAATCGGAAAGTTAAGACTAACCGAGAGCGCAAGTTTCCGTAATAAATGGGGCCTATACCGTCATTTACGGTTAAGAGCAAGTTAATAGGCCACAGATTGCGAGCCAACCGAGAACAGCGCGACCAACGCCTGGAATCTGAACCTCAACAACGGCAACGCCAACAACAACACTAAGGCATCGAACACGAATCGAGTTCGGCCCGTCTCAGCACTTCTTACGGAAGCAGAAACGTAGTATATAAACATTGTCAGATATGGTAACGACTGATGGACTTTTAGAAGCGTATTACGATTGCCGACGGCGCAAGCGTCGCACGGCAAGCGCGATAGTCTACGAAATGGACTACGAAACTAAACTTATCGCCCTACGCGATAGGATTAACAACCGCGTCTATCAGCCCGGAAAGTCTATTTGCTTTGTCGTAACGCGGCCCCGGTATCGTGAAGTGTTTGCCGCCTCCTTTGAAGATAGAATAGTACATCACTATATAGCCCTACGGTTAGAGCCGCTTTTTGAGTTGGTATTTAGCCCGCGTACTTTTAATTGCCGTAAGGAGAAAGGGCAGCTTTACGGTATCAATATTCTAAAGCAGGATATTAGGGATTGCAGCGAGAACTACACCCGGACTTGTTGGATTATGAAATTAGACCTACAGGGCTTTTTTATGAGCATCGACAAAGCCCTGTTAGCCGACCTGATAGACCGCTTTATTATCCAATACTATACCGGCAGCGACATAGACGATTTGCGCTACCTTTGCCGGATAGTCGTTTTGCATTGCCCCGAAAAGAATTGCGAGAGGCACAGCCCGGCGCATTATTGGGATTACCTACCCGCCAATAAATCGCTATTCACTAACGGCGAGGGCAAAGGCGTTGCTATCGGCAACCTGTTTGCGCAACTATTCGCCAATTTCCTGTTAAACGAATTTGATTGGTTTTTGGAAGAAATAGGCATTAAGTATCATGGCCGCTACGTAGATGATTTCTATTGCATACACCAAGATAAGGCCGTACTACTTAACGCCGTGCCATTGATACGGGATAAGTTGGCCGAATTTGGCCTAACCCTGAATCCTAAGAAATTCTACTTTCAGCACTACACCAAGGGCGTAGAGTTTACCGGGGCAGTCGTAAAGCCCAAAACGTCGTATTGTTGCAACCGCACAATAACCAACTTTATTGCAGCCGTCAGGCGGTTAAACAACGCCAAGACCTTACGGCAGGTTGAGCACGCCGTTTGCTCTATAAACAGTTATTTGGGCTTGCTACGACACCACAACGAATACGGTATGCGTAAGAAAGTCTTAGGCATGATAGAGCGACCTGCATACGAATATATCTACATAAAAGGCCGCTATGAGATAGTGGCACTAAAGAACAAATATAAGAAGAGAATACAGACATATAAAAGAATACGTGATGGCGATTATTGAAGTACAGCCCAAAGACCCGGTTACATTGCGCGTTGATGTAATAGACATGGGCCTTTTGCACTTGTTAGAAACCCGGTATGTGGTTTTGATTGAGCAACGCGATAACGACATAGTAATAGAACTATATAAGAAATGAGACAATGGACTATACAGCGATACTTGAATTAGCAGCCACTATAAGCGGCACTATTGGCGGTTGGGAACTTATTAGGTATATACTTAATATCCGTACCAACAAACGTAAGGAGAGAGCCGAAGCGGATAAAGCAGAGGCCGAAGCCGATAGCGTAGAGTTTGGAGTTTTGAAAGAAACCATAGAGTTTTTACAGACCCAACTAAAAGAGAAAGAAGAGCGGTTTTGCGACCAAACAGACCGCTTGCGCAAAGTGCAAGATGACTATTTCGAGTTGATGAAAAAGAACGCCCAAACAGAATTGGACTTACAGCGTTTTCGATGTGTGCGCCCTAAGTGCGCACAGAGAGAACCGCAAAACGGATATTAACCCCTAAAACGCAGATTATGGCTAAAGTAGAAAGCATTGTGCCTTTTATCCTGAAATGGGAAACCGGCACGACAGGGGCAACCCTGACAAACGAGCAGCTTTTTGAGAAAGCGAAGAAACGCGGATTTGCAAACGACCCCGACGATTTGGGAGGGGCTACGATGTGCGGCGTTACGTTGGCAACCTATACGGAATATTGCCGTAAGAAAGGCTACCCAAAGCCTACCGTCGAAAGACTAAAGGCCATTAAGTACGCCGATTGGCTTGCAATCCTTAAAACGATGTTTTGGGATAGGTGGAAAGCCGACCAGATTACTAACGCCTCTATTGCCTTGATGCTTGTCGATTTCGTTTGGGCGAGCGGTAACTACGGGATAACCGTACCGCAAAAGGCTATAGGCGTGACAGCCGACGGCGTAGTAGGCCCCAAGACGTTAGCGGCCATTAACGCCCGCGACCCCCGCCAACTTTTCGACCTGTTGAAGAAAGAGCGTTTGGCCTACATTGAGCGCATTTGCAAAGCCCGGCCAAAGAACTATAAGTATCGTACCGGGTGGCTTAACCGTCTTAACGACATTAAATTTTCGGGCGTATGAGAAACGAGTATAACAGGTATTGGTATCACCAATTCAGGCAAAACAATAGTAACGGTTGCAGTACGTATTTGTTCCTGATGGCCTTTGCCCTGTTGTGCCTGGTAGTAGCCGGGTGCAGAACGCACAAGGCCGTTACAGACGAAAGCAGCACGGTATCTATTGTAGATACTACCCAAGTGGAAACGGACAGCCTGACAGCCACGCAGACGTTTACCGATACGACGCAGACCACAACCACCACAGAGCAGAACACGACAATAAACTTTGTGGACGGTGGCGGCACGGTAAGCATTGACAGCGCAGGTAACATTACGCTAACCGGGGTGCAGAGCATTACGGGAAACCTGACAACGAACACCAACCAGCAAAACGGAATCAGTCAGACCAACGAAGTAACGCAGACGCATACCGATACGCAAAACGGAATAACCAATAACGAGAGCCACGCGAGCCACACAGAAAAAGAGACAAAGACAGAAAAGCCCGTTTGGTATCAGACTATCTTAGCAAAGATTGGCGGGCTATGCTGCATTGCGGCTTTGCTTTGGCTTTTGTTCCTGTACCTGAAAAGAAAGTTTTAATGATTAGTGTTTTCTGTAATATAGTGCTTTGCCCGCGCAGTCCGAGAGGATAGAGCGGGCATTTTTCAAACCTAAAACGGTAGAAATGGCCGTAGAGCGCGTTAAAGGCCGTTGGGGTTATAACTATACACCCAACGCGAGAAACGCGCTTAAAAACGATTTTCGGCGAAATTTTAACACTTAGTAGCGCCTAAATCGGCGACAAACGCCCATTTTTGCCGCCGACGGCCAAATATAACAAGAAAAACGCGATTTCTTAACACGTTATCAGGACGTGGTAAGTTATTTGCCATTTCCTAACACGTAGTCTATGACTTTGCGGTTTGCCGCGTCTACCTTATCCCGGTTGTACTTAATGTAGATACCCGTTACCTTTGCACCGTGAGAGTGGCCTAACGCTTCGCTTATAGTGTCCTTTGGTATATCCAATTCAGCGGCATAGGTGGCCCACGAATAACGCGCCCAATACCAACTTAGTTTCTTGTCTATCGGCTTTAGTTTCGGTTGGCCGTTCTTATGCTTTTCGTCTATCGGTGGCCCGATACGTGCCAGCGCATTGTCTAACGTACCCTGATAGGCTTTGGCGTTGGTGCAGCGGTCAAACATACTAAGCAGGTACTTTTCGCCTTTGTACTTATCCAAAATGGCTTGCGCCTCCGGCTCTATCTTAATGCTATAGAGTTTGCCCGTCTTTGCCCGCCGGTACTCTATGCGCCCGTTTACGATGCTTTCCGGGGTGAGTTTCGACAAATCGGCCAAGTTGATACCGATAAGATAGAAAGACAGCATGAACAAATCGCGGTATTCCGTATAATGGTAGCGCGTTTCGAGGTTTACGAGTTGGCGCATTTTCTCTACAGGTAATACGCGCATCCGCGTTTCTTCTGTTTTGACTTTGTAATGCCTGAATGGGTTATTAGTCGTAATATCATGGTCAAGGGCATAGTTAAACGCCCGGCGTAGGACTTTGATATAGGCGGCACGGGTATTAACGGCCAAGTCAGAAAGCGACGTATAATAATCGTCTATCCACACCGGGGTTATTTGTTCGCAATATAGTTTCGTGGAATCCCCACAGAATTTGTTAAGCCTGATAATAGCGGTTTTGGCTATGTACTTTGTACCGCTTGCCCGGCCCTCTAAGGTTTTCTGTATAAGGTCGTAGATAGACGGTACGCCGATAGTAGGTTTGTCTAAGTCCAAGTTGGTAAGCATTTCCTTAATTTGCGGGCGCGTGAGTTTACGCCATTGCCCGTTTTCCATCAAGTCAAAAATACGACTACCAACAGACGTTAGCAGGGTAGTAAGCACGTCGTTAAGTTTCTTTGCGCCTTTGCCGGTGCAGCGTTTCGTAACGCTATCCCATTCGTCAGGGGCTACGTATATCCCGGTGCTTAGATAGATGTTTGTACCGTAGCCGACAACGATTTGCACCGGGTAAGTACCATCTTTCAAAGGGCGGCGGGTATCAAGTCGTAAGGTAGATTTTGCCATAAGATTTGCTGAAAATTTGCTGAATTATGTACCATATAACGCCATTTCGCGCCCTATTTTGCCCGCTTTTTGAGGGTTTGGTTAATAATTTTGTTGTGTTCATAAGTCTTTTATTTTCAATTATTTATATTTGTCTGATTTTGATTTGCTGAAAATTTGCAAAACCTAAATACCTTGTGAGGAATCCAACACGCCATCGCCGTTAGCGTCTAATATCCCGGTATATCGGTCAAATTGCCACAGCCCTGTAATGGTTGCACCGTCAGAACTAACGCCGGGATTGCCGCTAATATTTTTCGGAATTGTACCAGATACGTTAGCCCTGAATTTGCCACAATCGACAAAGTTACAAGTCAAAGAAAACGTATCAGCCCAATAGGTGTAATTAGGATATTCACCCGTAGTTTGAATCCCGGTTGACTGATAAAACACCGCATTACCATAAAACGCAGTAAGCCTTTGGCATTTGCCGTTTGTCAGTTCAGCACTAAGCACCAATCCACCGTTTGAGGCTACATAATTCCCCGTAGGCAGCGTTTCGTTATCGTTGCTGTCAGACGAACAGGCGGCAAAAAGTAAAAGCCACACAAGCAAAGCAAACCACTTTTTCATATACGCGGGTACATTTTAATTATCCTACATTCCTTTTTTGTTCAGGC